TCTTGCTACCGACATAAAACCAAGTGGCCGGCAGGTATTCGTATTCGCTCATTTCGTCAATGATTCCCATACCAAAACCCCACAATTCGTCATCGGACGATACGCCGTTTTCGTGGATGTCTTGGGTTGTGCCTATTGACTCTGATACTCCTTTTATCCCAACAAAATCAATTTCAAAGTTACCAAAAACATTTCTTTGTGGTATTTGGTATGGATTAGCGACTTTGACAAGCCATCTTTTCCCCCATAATCTTTTTTCAATCAGATAAAAAGATTCCTCGGTCCTAAACAGATGAAATATCTCGTCTCTCAGGAGGGAAAAGTCTAGCCTGTCGTGTGATGTTGCTCTATATAAGCACACGATGTTTCTTGCCCCGTAGGATGTTCCGTAGTCAATGACTCCGTGAGTCCCTTCCACTTTGCCAAAAGCGTGCTCCGGAGTAGGTGACGATATCAATACATCTCTAGTTCTGATTCCGTAGTCCGTTAAGTCGTATACTGTTCCGTCATGCCTTTGTATTAAAGTCAAAAAACCTCCCTCCTTTTAAAATTTATTTAGGGTTGCGATGATGGCGTTGTTTTCGTTGACTCTTTCTGTCACCCTATCCATGTCGATAGATGTTGTCATGTCTTTGTTTAATATCGCCTTCAACAATGAGTTTTGTTCCTTCAAAAACGGAATCGATGAATTATCACTGGATGCCGAGGGTGCGTGATAATTATTTACAACGCTATTCCCGGTTCCATAAGCCATTGCGTTAGATCCTAATGCTTGTTCTGGTGTGCCGCCCATCATCTTAGATACGCCACCCAACAAAGCATCATCAATTGCTTTATAGTTATCTTCAATACCGACAGCAATTCCTTTTGGTATCCATTGCCCGATTTCATCTCTCATTAGCCTTGACGGAGAGTTAATATTAAACGAACTACGCAATGTACTCGTTACGCTTCCTGCTACTCTTCTTGCTGTAGCCAAGACATTACTTTCAGCGCTACTGATCCCCGAACTTAACCCTGACATAGCGTTTGCTCCAATTGTGCTAAAATCTCCACTTGTGTTATTAAAAGGACTTTTCATGTCGCTTGCTAATGTCGTAAGCCGGGTGTTCACTACATGAGCGGCCGACCCTATCCCTTTTGACATTTCGTTAGGTGCTATTTCCCCAATGTCTTCAAATCCGGCATTATACATTTCAGATCGCATAGTTGTAGAGCTGTCATCCACGAAGTCAACGACCATGTTGATAGCATCGTCAAATCCTTCTCCTAACCCGCGCTTCATGGCGTCCGCGGCTTCTTGCGTGTTGTCGTCATACCCTTTTGCCAATTCCTCGAGCATCTCGATTTGTTCGTCACTCGAATCATCCAGAGATTTAGCCATTTCCGCAAGTTCTCCGGCATGATCGATGCCCAGTTGTTCAACCCATTTCATAAAGCCGATGTGACCTTGTTCGGATGCCCACTCCATGATAGCCGCTCTGTTTTCGCCCCATTCTTGTGTGGCTTGGCGGTTGTGCTCCATGTTTTCTATCATTTCTTCTAACGAGTATTCAGATTCAGTAGAAATTCTATCAAAGGCATTGGTGGCAGTCTCTACCAAACTCTCGTACGTTTCGGTCATTCTATCAAAGATTTCCTGTTGTTCCTCAGATAAATCTTCATATGAGGAAATCATATTCAGATTGCCTTCTTCGATAGCAGCGGTCATGTTTGCTGTCGATATGGCAACCTGTTCCTCGGTTTCAGCTTGCTGCACCTTCAAATCATCAAGGGTTCCTGTCAGTTCTTGTTCTTGTTCGTCAAGGTCAGCAATTGCGTTTGCATATTCCCCAGACCGGACAGTGCCATCTCTCAGTCCCTCGTTCCATTCTTCCCTCAATTTATTGACTTCTTCTAATTGCATTCCGATGTCATTGCGCTCTTGCTCGATCTCGGCCAGTCTCTCTTGTGCGGCAATGCCGCTTTCTTCTGCTTTCATCAAGTCAACTCGGGCTTGTAGTTCGTCAGATGACCTATTAAGTGCATCGGCTTGTTCATCATAAGAAAGGTTCATGCCTTCTACTGATTCGTTCAATTCATCGACATATCGGGAAAGCATTTGCTTTTCGCCGGCAGATTTATTCTCTTTGGAAGCCAGTTCATCTATTTTGTCAGCCAAATCACTGTTAGCTTGCGCGGTATCTCGGATTTCTTTTTGGCTGTTTTGGTAAGCATCTGCCGATTCCTGCACGGACTCGCTTAACGCTTCCACAGATTCTCCCAGTTCCTCGGTTTCGTCTTTGAGTGCCTGCGCTTCAGCGCTGGAACGATTAAACCATTTAACTACTGCGGTTGCGGCTGTTGCTACAGCGCCGATTCCGGTTACAATCCAACCTATCGGGCCACTCAAAAATCTTATTGCGGCAGCATATGCATAAGTTGCGGCAGTAGCTGCGGCTTTTGCGGCCGTTGCTATGCCTATTGCGACTGCACTAGCTCTCGTGATAACTATATAAGCGGCGTAGGCAGTTGTCAGACCGACGAGAGCAGGTGACAACGCACCGACTAGATCTATCGCAACACCAATTGCCGATGCGAAAAATTCTACCACTGGTACAGAGCCTTCAATAATGTTCGCCACTACACCAAAAGCGGCTACAATGGTGTCTTTCATGTTGTCTATATTCTCGGCAATTGTCCTGCCGGTAACTTTTTGTGACAAATGGTCAAAGGATTCAATGACTGTTGTAATACCTCTTGCAACGGCATATCTCAAGTTGCCAAAAGATGTAGCAATACCTAGACTGTTTTCTCTTGCCATGCCAGCCAACTCACCTGTACCAGTACCGACTTCAATTAATTTGTCATTAAACTGATCCATCGTAATGTGACCGTCTCGCAAAGCGCCGTATAGATCATTTGTCGCACTACTGCCGGCATACCCAAATGCTTCGGCAACCTTAACAAGTCCGACGTTCATTGTTTCTTGTAATGTACGCCACTGCTGCATATCCATGTTTCCAGTTTGTAATGCTTGGATATACTGTTCCGTACCACGTCTTGCATCGTTCGCGCTTGCGCTGGAACTGAGCAAGGCATTATTTACAGCTAAAGCAGAGTCTGCCGCTTTATCCGCGTCATCAAATGCTGTGTACATCCGCTGTGTTGTATCGGTTATATCGTCCAATTTGGTAGGCAATCCGTCTATGCCATCAGAAAGCTTTGAGACAGCTTGCTCTGAGTCCTCGGCAGATGCACCTAAACCTTCTAAGACTCTCGGAAACTGGTCCATTGTGTCAAACCGTGATATAGCATCATCCATAGACCGGCGCAATACTTGGAAAGCTGCGGCACCTACAGCAACCAATCCAAGTGCAGAGGCAAACTTTCTGACCTTGCCGCCTGCTTTTGAGGATTCATCGCCTGCGCCTTTTGCGCCTTCTCCTGCTTCCCTGGCACCTTCTCCGGCTTTATGTCCGGATGCTTCCAAATTGTCTAATTCGTTTGATGCTAAACTTATTTGCCGCCCATCTATTTCAATGTCAATTCTTATATTCCCGTCTGCCAATTAGTCCACCTCCCTATTGGGCAGAGCATGTATTTTTTGCAGTTTTCGCATGTTTTCCTTATGCTCTGCTGAGTCGCCTTTTTGTGGCTTCCATGCTCTGATTTGTATAATTCTTTGCATGATGGTGTTGGTTGGGAGTCCATTTAAAAGGGATCTAAATTCCTGCCAATGCATCTTCCCCTGCTGTTCGTAAAGGTTAATCTTATATGCCTGTTGAAATGATGCATAGATCAACTCTGCGTCCTGTTCTAAGTCCATATACTCGTCATCGTCATCGTCCTCTTGTACAGGCATGGGATTGCCTTTTAAGTCATATTCAATAGGCTTTTTTGCTTCAATTCTTATAAATTCATCGTAAATATAATTCCAAAAATCTATAGACGGCTCATAGTCTTGTTCTCCAAGTAAAAGAGATAGACATATAACAATTTTTTCGTAGTCTCTGAGTGTTTCATCGTTGAGGTAATCAAAAGCATCCAAAACAACGTCAAATGCAAGATTTATAGTATATTCTTTTTCGTTATATAAAAAAGAAGTGATTAGCGGATCGTTTAAGCGCATCTCAAATCACTTCTTTTGTTTTGCTTTTTGTTTTTTCAGTGCTTCATTTTTTCGGGATTCAAGTATTTTTTTTCGTTCCTTGTTATCTTCATCTAGCCAATTGTTGATAGCTTCCCCAACAGCTTTATCAATCGGTATTAATATTTTTTCCAGCTGCCTAACATCAGGATATTTGTTGTAAATTTTCTCGAACGATCCATCCCCAAACAAGGCATCATATTGGAGTGTCAATTCTTCTTTTTTTAATTCAAATGATTTATCAGCTTTTGTCAGCTCGTCATCATCTGATTTCTGGATTTCATCTGACTTTTTTCCAATCTCTTGCAACTGTTCCCTGACTTTTTGGTCTTTTTCAATAAATTCCCGCATGGCTTCGTGGCTTACATCAAAATGAAATTCAATATCGCCTATTTTTATTGGAAATCCTGTTCTCTGTATGTCAAATTGTAATTCCGACATGGTTCATCCTCCTTAAAAAGAGAGGCATAAAGCCCCTCTTATCCTTCTACACCGCCGCCGTCTCCGTTATCACCATTATCTAAATCAGTCTCTTCTGGGATACGATCAAAACGGATATTACAGCTAAATGTTTCATACGCTGATGCATCCCCGGCTCCTGCGACAATTGCAGATACAGTGGCGCGGCCGACCCATTCTTTATTACCGTCTGAACGCACCACACGGTGCCAGATTTTACGTCCATCTCCCGTTTCAAATTGCAACCCTGCGATTAATTCTTGAGCCGGGTCTTCCGGATCAAAGTATCCTTCCGGAGTGTATGCCTTTGCAACAGATGTAACCGTGGTTTCGGGAGTCCCATCTCCATCATAGAACGCCTCTTCTTCTGTTTCTTCGTTGGTGTCGTCGCCAATTGTGGAAATGAATTTAGCCAATTCCAACCACTCGTCGCCCGGCTCGTTTTGACCCGGTTCATATGCCTGCACATAATGCTTTCGTTCAACGTTTTTTAACCTAGCCATTCGCTAACTCCTCCTTGAAAACTGTTATATTTGCTTGCACATCCAGTAAAAAAGTAAAAAACCCTTGATCATTTCTGTCATTGATAAAGGGTTTACTCGTTATTATTAATTCATCAAAATCAAAACTTCCGTCACTGCTGTAAAGCTCCCCTAATGATTCCAATTCATTTTGAACCATCCACAAAGTTTGATTTATTTTGCTGTGAGACTGTGACCTCATTGCAAATTCATAGTTTAATTGCTGTTCTTTTACTCCATCCATATATTCGGTGACCGTTCTTGATCCGGGTAAAGGATAAACTACAAACGATTCACCAGTGCCAAGGTATCCCATTTGACAGCGCATCGGGAGCCTTGATATTTCGTTTACTCTTTCGTTTAATCTCTCCATAAAATCCATTAAAACCCGGCTCCCTTCACAAATGCGCGTTCCCAATCAGCCATATACCTTGCTTTACCTCTTAAATCCCATCTGCGGCTTGTACCTGGTGTGGTGTAGTTATAAATTCTGCTGCCGTTAATAAATCCGTAGAACTGCGCCCTGGCATACGGCATATTGTAGTTAACTGCACTGCCGTCAATATCAACGGTAGCAGTCATCCGCAAAATACCTTCATCAGCAGGTACAAATTGATTCATGTCTGCCATGGCCTGATTAGCCATCGTTTGTTGACCCATACGGCGTGCTTGTGGGCTTAACTTTCGCTTTGCTCCGGTTAGATTGACCGTAACCCTAGCCATCAGACCACCTCTAATTCATAAGAATAAATGGTCTTGTCGTATGCTTCGTAGATTGGGATAACCTTTGTTACCACGTGATCCTTGTCATCAAAATGTAGCTTGGATTGCGCTTTGAACTCCGGCAATGGTGTTGTTATACCTTCATAACAAAAAACAACCGCATTATATAGCAGTTGATTTCCGGATGATGAAGAACTGTACTCAGCCCCCCGGTCTATGCGGCAGTGATTGATAGTTACCCCTTCTTCATCAAAAATGGGCTCCATCCAGTCGTTTTCTCCCAAATATTCATGATACCGAAAGCTATCAATACAAAAGTCAGTAGGTGGCTTAGGCATTACCATACAGCAACACCGGCATACAAGAGCCCTGTTCCTTCCAAGTAAATAAATACATCCTCGGCCACTAGAGGCTTTGTTTCGTTGTCTCCCGATGAATTATACCTACTTGCATTGGAAACGCTTGTACGCCCTGCTGAAAACGTCTGAGGTGCATTGTTTATCTCTTCGAATGTCGTAGCACCCAATACATGGAAATACTCTATTTGGGCAGTTAAAGCCTGTTTGAATTTATCCACCCGCCAAGGGTTATCTTGTTCCATGTCATACCTTGCATAGAAGTGACTTGTGACTGTGTCTAAGATAGCAGATGCTTTCGATAGCAAACTATTAAACTCTTGTTCTTCAATGTCCTTGCTAGTAAATTCTTGGAATTCTTCATACGTTAGATAAGGCATTTATTCACCGCCTCATAAAGAGCAGGAGTTATTCCCGCTCTTTATCTGTTTTCTTTTTCGTTGTTTTGGTTTGTTTCTTTTGTTTTTTCATACCCATAGCTTCAATTTGGGATTCCGGCATTTGAGTAGCCCCATATTTTCGCACAAAAGTTACTACCTCACCCGCTTGTGCCGAGTGAGTGGTAAACCCGATGTGATTACCGTCTGAAGCTTGATAATTTTTAACCCGCCCGTCCTCATCGCATTGAACGAGTGTGCCGGCCGGTAAATTTTCAGATGCCTCAGCACTCCATACGGGATTGTCTTTTATCGTTACATTAACGATGTCGCCTTCTTTTAAATCGCCTGTAGAAACAAGATCAGGGATCCAACCTAATTTTGAAGGGATTAAATAAACAGTATCCCAGCCTTCTTCCCTATTACCCTCGGTATCTATTCCTCCGAGACCGAGTAAACGATTTGCGGGTATATCTTGTGTTACTTTTGCTTGAAATGTAGCCATCTATTATTCCACCCCTTCTAAAGCATCAAGACGAGCTATAATGTCATTGTATTGCGCTTCTGTGCCAAATCCATCAGCCCCGTCAGCTCCCGGCGGGCCTTGTTCACCAGGATCTCCTTGCGCCCCTGGTTCCCCTTGTGGCCCTGGATCTCCTGGAGGACCTTGCTCTCCTGGAGGCCCCTGAGGACCACGTTCTCCTGACCCACCACTCGCTTGTCTAACCAGTTTAGCAATACCACCTGCATTGACAGACTCGGCTACATATCCGATTCCGGTATCATCAGATGCAACAATAACCCCGCCTGCTCCAACTTCTACATAGGATCCGGCTCCGATGTCTTCGCCCGCCTCTACTTGCCAAATAGGGTTATTTCTAATCGTTACAGTTACTTCTGTTTCAGCCATCAAGGGACCAGTCGATCGAAAATCTGGGTTCCCTCCCGCTTCAGTGATTGAAATCTCAGGAACCCCATTACCGCCTGATAAAGAAAGCAGACGGTTAGGCTCCACATCCTCTGTTACTAAAGATCGAAAAGTAGTCATTACCCTTCGACACCCCCACCAGTTCCGTCTAGCGAAACTTTTGCAACAGCTGCTTTGTTATCTTCAAGAATAAATTCTCCTGCTTTCCCGGCACCTTGAAGCGCGCGTCCGTCAAAGTCCTCTGATTCGATAGTACGTGCTGTGTTAATACCTGTAAATGCTTTACCCACGCCAGTTATATAAGTGTAAGCAAGTGCATCATCCTCGAACTGTGAATCTGGAATTTCTTGAATTTGGAAACCTTTGAACATTAGGATGTTATTCTGATCAATATTGGCAGACGAACTCTTAGCACTTGTAGTCAACGGATGATCTACAATAGCATTATAAAGTTCAGGCTTAACTTTGGCTGCCCTAGTTCCTACTGCTTCAATGTTTACATAGTAGTTTGATAGCTCGTTGAACAATGCTAGTACAGCATCTTCCCCGAAACCGGTCAGGGTTTCTTCGTGCCCTGCGGCGTTTGCGATAAACTGACTATGCTGTCGGTTAAACCTTTTAATCATGGCTTGTGCCCGTAAGTCCAAACGATCAGCTACAGCTGCCTCAAAGTCATTGTTTACAGTGTGGCGATCAATACCTTCATGGAAATTCCATTCCCAAGTGTAAGGTACTGGCGTATCTGTATAGATAATCTCAGTACGTGGGCCGAAACGAGTACTGTTACCTGTTCCTTCTCCAAAAGCTACATCTGAGCCCTTGTCGTACTCATCACCGATTACAACAGGAATGTCGGATGTTTTAACATAAAACGCTGTCTCATTGTGCTGCACACCATCCAGCGCTTCGATTTCTCCGTTAAAAAAGTCACGGAAATACGCTTGTGTGCGGAATACTGCTTGCATTAATTCTTTAAATTGTTTTTGATAACTACGTGCTGCTTGATTATTATTTGTTGTCATTCTTCATTCTCCTTTTAATTGTATTTAGCCAATTTTGCAGTGAAAGGGTCACTTTCTTTATTACTCCCGCCATTCGGATTACCGGGAGTAACAATCTGTGGCGATTGGCTTTCTTCCTGTTTTCCCGCGAAATGCGGGTACTTCTCGATTACTTGTTTAATAGCATCATCAATAGTTGTTTCATCATCGACAAGGCGCTCAGATAGTGCAATTACATCCTCCACAGATTCAGCGATTACACCTTGCTTCATTGCGCTGATTTGAGCCTTTAAAGAACTGTTTTCATTAGAAAGATTGGTTTTATCAGATTCCAAGGATTCCAGTTTTTCGGCTTGTTTCTCAGTTTCTGTCTTTTGTTGTTCCTGCCATTCCTGAAACTTCTGCATTCCTTCTTTAGCGTTCTCGAAGTCTTCAATACCTAATTCTTTCAACAACTTTTCAGTCGCTTTCTTAGACTCTTTAGCGACAATATTATTGACATCTTCTTGCTTAAATGTTTTATCCTCTACTTTTTCGGTAGTAGTATCCGTTTGTTGGTTTTCTCCAGATTGTTCAGTAGTCTGGTCTACATTTGTATTTTCTTCTGACATTTCAATTCCTCCCGATTGGGTAATTTTCACTTCCGTTCTTTAACGTCTGCGGATAAAGACAAAAAAGCACTTTAACGTTAGTGCCATACGAGATTTGTGGATCACACTCCCTTAAAACGGATATCCAAGTATTTTAGTTCTAAACAAACGCTGTGCCCACCACACTTCAAACTGAAATCTGCTTCTCTTTAACTTGTGCAAATGATGGTATTTAGCTCTTTCCCTCTCAGATGTTCTTTTCTTGATTTCTTTGAAATAGGGCATTAACACAAAATACTTTTGGAATTTACTTCCTTTATCACGATTAGGCATCTCATCAAAATTGACTGGCTTTTCGCCAAGACGATCATCCCACTCCCAACGATTTATCTTATCGTATATTTCAAGTAATTCTTTTTTTGATAAATGCTCCATAAAATCCATTATCTCACCTCACTATCCTGCATAATCAAAATCTTCAAGCAATGTATCCAATGGAGTATACACTCTTTCACGCTTATAATTCCGGCTCAAATACTCGCCATTTGCCTTCAAATGGTCACGCATAGCCTTTTGTCTTTTGGTGACCATTCGGCGCCAGTGCCCTGCATTGTCGCTGCCAAGTTCTTCGGCTACCATAAGGTTTTTCTTGTATTTGACAATATCCCTTTCGATTCGGCGTTGTTTATCTCTAGCAGTTGCCACTTTTTCATTCAACCTATCATCAAAATTCGGTTGGTTATTGGTGTTTACACCAGGAATGAAGGGTATATGAATATGTCTGCAATTTACCCCTCTGTGTCCTCCCGGAGCCTCATAGTCCGCTTCCCAATAAGCGTCATATATTGAAAGATAGTCACTATCATCAGGTATCTCTTCCGGTTGCCTTAAATCAACGACATTACCCTGTATAATAGAACATGCTTTCCTTGCTCCTGCGTGGCTTGTTACAACCACTGTATGAACACCGTATTCAGCCATGCGATCTTTTCTAATTTCGTCATAGGTGTTGCCTAGGGTAGACTTCAAGACAGTCCTGACATATCCCTCTAGGCTCCACTGGTGCCCTCCACGATCAACCATGCTACTTCTTATGCCTCTTTGTGCTAACTGGTTAATAGAACGTTCCAATGACTGTTCAAAAGTATATATTCCAGTATTAAACATGGCTGTTGTACGGTTAAGAACATCTGTATAAGCTCTTGATGCTGTTCCGGCACCATACGCAGTGGTTATCAATGTTTGATTAACGTAATTATCAATATCTGACCAAACTTGATTATGATAACCCCGCATGACTTGATCAAGATTAGTCGGCATTGGACGGGTAGCATACGGCATAGCCTCGTCAATGTCTTGCACCATACCTTGCCCGGCATCTTCAAACATGCGGCGTATTTCCGGCTCCGCAACGTCCGTTACTTGTGCCAGATGCCTGGTAACCTCGTTGTTAAACAAGCGTAATTCTGATAGTTTCTGCGCTTGCCAGTCTGTTATATCACTAGAGCCACGTTTCAGGCGTTTTATCAGGATGCGGATAACTTCTCCTTCGAGTGATTGGTAGAGTTCTGCCATGTTTCCTGACCATAAGTCGAGTTGATTCGGCGTTATCATTCATCTTCACCAAACATTCGCTTGGCAGCTTCGTCACCTATCTGCGTCGGATCAATAGCATCCTCTTCTTCCAGAATCACCCTATACCATTCCTCAGCAGTCTCGCGCGGAACTTTAAATACACGCTGTATAATCTCTACAGTAGGAATAAGACCGAATGTCTTTGCCTGTCCGTAGAAGCGCAACAACGCCCCTCTGTCTTGGAATACTCCGTCGTCAAAATCAACGCCGATATGTTCAAAAGAAGGTATATCACCGTTGTATAATCCATATGCTTTTGATAACTCCAATACAGAAATAACTAATCCTTTTATAAACTGTTCCACTTCATATACATGATCATTTCGGGTGCGGTACGTCATGTCATTTTCGCTAACTATCTCTGTTGCTGTCTTCATGCTTCTTCCGTCAAAACTAAACGTGCCTACAGACAGCTTAAGCTCCATCTCCAAGGTGCGCAACGACTGGTTAATAGCAGATATATACTGTTCTGTCCGTATGTCGCTTGTGACGTCCTTTACCGGGTCGCCTTGGTCTCCCATGACCATAGACTTATAGACGTTCACATCAGGATCAAACACCTGCTTTGGAGGTCTGCCACTTTCGTCTGGTAGGGTATTTAACATTTGATCATTGACAAACACTGTACGCTGCCCCATTTTGATCTCCCACCAAAATTGATCATAAGTGTCATTGATTTTTTTCAGTGTTGATGTAGAATTGTCGGCAATCCCTAACCCCAATGGACTGTGTGGGCTAATATTATTAAATCCAGACGGCTTCAAGTAGTTAAACAGCGGTCTTGTAAGCCCTGGAATATAGGTCGTTTCCTGCAACTCCTCATACAACTCACTAAGCAGCACTTTTTTACCTATTTCCGAATCATCATCAGATTTATATAGTTCATTCGTGATTGCATATAAAGGATTTCCTTGTTCGTCTTTTTCCCATTCATGAAATTCCAAAAGCGTATAATAGATAGTTTTATTACCATCAACTTTTGTGGTTACCGATTTCATTACTCCCTCTGAAACTCCGTTACTATTGCTTCTAAGCGGATAAAAAGCATTTGCAAGTGCCCATGAAAATTCTATTTCGTTGGTATCTGCATTTAAATATGGTCTAACTGTCAAACCACCTAGAGCAAATGTTGGCTCCAAGTAATCAGACAGATTCTTTTTAAATTTATTATGTTCAAAAGTATGTTGTACAAAATCATGCGCTTCCTCATACTTGTTGTTTTCTTCTTCATCCTCGGAATCAGACACATATATATCGCATTGTTCATTAAATACAAGCCCGGCCAGTACATCAGCACTCAACTTCCGCATGTTCAATGTCATATAATCTCGTTCTTGCAAGGATCCGTCTGAGTTTATATATTCAACTTGCGGATAATCGCCCTCGTATTGTCTTAAGTTGCGTTCTATGCGTGATAATTCTTTTGGTTCAATATTTACTTTCGGATGATCGTTTATTGATTTTAATGTTTTCCCTGACAACGCATACCCTCCCTTCTTAAACCAACCTTTTACGCGGTCTATTATGTTCACAGCTTCACCCCCTAAACCTTTAAACGTAAATCCCTAGCATTTGCAGTACAGAAATATTGGAATTCATCGACTGTATGGTCATCCTCTTTAATGACTTTAGGATCATCGGAATTCAATGTTCTTTCATTCCATTGATACTTTTTGTGTTCTTCGATGAAAATATCATTACTATCAGCGTGTTTTAATCCTGTTGGATATGGGTTTTTGAGATAATAAAAACGACCCTTCGCTAATAGGTCGTGTACATAATCCACCATATCTACTTTCTTTTTCTTATTGACGGGATTCCAGTGTTGGCCATGATCTTTGTAGTATTGATTCCTCAAAGCAGCTTCCGCGCTGTCTATAGTTCTATTCTGAATACGTGCGCCCTTCCAAAAATCCTGTGTAGAAGTCGTTGAAACAAACTCGAAAATATCTTTTGACAGCTCGCTGGGCGCTTTCTTTCTTACTTGCCCAGCCGGACTATAATAATACGTATTTAAGCGGATAATCTTTCCCTTAGCTGTAACTCCATAAAAGCCACAGGTGGTAGCAGATACGGAATGGCCTGTATCCATGGAGTAATATAAAGCAATAACCCTGTCATCACTTGGCAGCTCGTCCAGCGGTTTAAACAGGTTCATATTATAAACATTAGTTCCAAGTCCTACAGGCTCTCCAAGATACAAATAACGGTAATAATCATAGTCATTTTCTTTTATTCGGTTTATATCATCCAGCATCTGTTGAGTTACAAAGCCCAGCTTGTCATCCTTATAGCTAGAATCATGCACTAAGTAGCTTTTGTTGCCCCTCAAGCTATCAGACCATTCATTTATCCATTCATAAGGATTGCGCGGTGGATTGTATGACCAAAAGAACTGCACCATGTCAGCTAACGGATGCTTTTGCCTCATAAAAGTTACGTTTGTTTGATCAAACTCTTCCGGATCATCAAACTCTGCCGCCTCTTCATACCAAATGGCTATAATGTTTCCAATGTCGTTTGATTTAAGCTTTTGGAAATCGTCTTGACCGTAAAAGTAAAAAGTTGATTCAGTCGTCTTGTGTGTGATTTTAAAAGGCGCAACGGTCATTTTAAATTGATCTAAAATACCGAACTTTTCTAGTGCCCATTGGATTTTTAAATAAACTGAATCCCGAATAGTATTTGCTACTTTACGAACAACAACGACATTTGCCTTTTGACCTCTCACTAGATACCAGAGCATCATAAATACCAATTTCAGCGCAATTACAGATGATTTAAAAGAGTTCCTGCCGCCTCTCAGTACATTGTTTGGCTTATCTGAGTACCATACAGGCTCAAAGTGTGGGTTTATCTCTTTGTTTAAGTCTATCGTCTTATTCATCGTCTTTACGCTCCAGTGGAACGATATTTATGTTTAACGGCGTTCCAGTGTCTTGACCTTGCATTCGCTCGGCCTCGGCTTGCGTTTTGGCTATTCGTGCTTTTAATAATTCGTCCTTCAACTCCTCGGACTTGACAGGGTACCTTTTCAAAATGGAATCAATAGCTTTTTGCCTATCTCTGATATCCGGAGTTTTGACAATCTTTTTTACGCCCATTTCAGTGGGTATATGGAGTTCTTCTGTCATTTCCCCTCTACCTATACTGGTAAGCAGTTCCAACGCCTCAGAGGCTCCCATAATGCGCTTAGAAGATATTTCCTTTAGTCTCTTATCCATATATTGTGAAATTGTAGTATTTTGTAGTAACTTCGTTGTATTACCTCTTGCACTGTACCCTGCCCTTTTTGCACTTTCTTCTGCATTCCCTGTCTCAATGTAATAATCAACAAATTTTCGTTGTTTTTCTGTTATTTTCACTACATGACACCTACCCCCAATAAAAAAAGACACCCGATAATCCGGATGCCTCTTGCTATCTATTTTTAATTGTCATCATAAAACAGTACGCTCATTGTGTCGCTTCCTGCGTGATTCGTAAAGTTCAGAGCGTACCCGTTGTTGTAGTTAAAATGCCCTCCTTCTTCTGTTGCGATTAACAGTGATTCCGTCACAATGTCTGTGTCTATTTTTAAAGTGGAAGCTGTATGCAGTAAAGCATTATAAGCATCACCTTTTAATTCTTTGTATGGTTCTGATGTCCCTAGTGTCATCATATAACCTAATACTGTTCCGTCATCCTGGTACATTGCCACAATTTGATATTCTTGGGAATCATATAATATTTGTGTTTCTCCCTGTTCCCCTGATTCTCTTTCCTGTATGTCGTCTATCGAATTAACGTCTCCCCTAGATTCGGCAGACTCATTAAATTCCTGTACAAATGTATTTACCTCATAGTTCAATTCTATCTCTTGCTGTTCGGTGTTCGCTTCTTCTTCTGGTTGTTCTCCACATGCTGCCAAAAAAATAATCAATAGGAATAATAATTTCACATTACAACCTCCCGCAGTCGCGCCCCGATTATTTGTAGAGGCAAACAGTCGGGAAACTGTTCTTCGGGTGTACCGCCCTAGCCCCTACTTATATTTTACCATAATTAGGAATAAAAAGACACCCGCCTATTGGCAGATGCCTTGTCACTCTCACTATTTTATAAAAACCCGTCTATACAGGCTGTTTTATTTCCTCTATCCGCTTATTGGC